ATGACAGCCTCAGCAACCTGCGTGATCAGCGGCATCAGGTCTCCGTTGTTCCCGTGTGCTTCGTCGTGATCCGAAACGTCTGGCGGTAGGGATCGGAGTACCGCCACTCCAGCACTTCAAACTCGCGCGGTCCCTCACGGATCAGATCCCCACGCTCCGGCTCGGTCGGCAGCCCAGCGAGAATCAGGTCCGCGACCAGGATCAGAAAGTCCCGGTCTGTGAACTCAACCCGGACCACATGCCCATCATCCGCATCGAACTTTGTCCGCCCGATCGTGGCCAGCACATCGACGGTTAACGCACCGCGTACATAGGTGACGGTCGTCGCCAGATGCCGGGTCCGCTGCTGCTCCAACCACGCGGCCCCCTGCGACAGCAGGTCACCCATTACTGCGACATCCGGACGCGGACAGTCGCGTCGTTGTCACCGGCAGCCGCGACCGTCTTGCCGATCAGCTTGTTGGCCCCGGTTTCGCTGTCGGTCTTTGCCTCAGCGTCAGCGACATCCCAGAAGACTTCGACGCCAGCGGCGATTGCGGTGCTGGCTCCGGTCGCCTTGGGGAAATCAAACACGCCGGCGACATGCAACGCTCCCTGCGTATTGGCCGGGATCTTGCGTTTGGTGACGCCAACGAGATCGTTCTGCACGACGACATCGCCGGCTTCAACATCGGCATTCGGCGTGTAGTCGACCGCCGATCCTTCTTGAACAAACGTGACGAGTGGCATGATTGAGCTTCCTTTTGATCAAATGTGGGTCCAGGTCTTCCGCTGAACGACGTGCCAGACGGCTTGCTTCGAGATCCCAAATCGTTTGGCGAGACGAGCGAGCGATTGATCGGGATAGACTTGTCGAATCACTCGGACATCGCCTTCGGTGAGTTTCGCGTTCGCACTGTTTTCACCAGTACAATGCTTCGTTCCATGAAGTCCTGTCCGCCAGCAGTGCTGGATATTCTCTTGGCAACTGACGTACTCGAGATTCTCGACGCTGTTGTCCGTCTTGATGCCATTGCGGTGGTTCACCTGTTGCTGTGGTTCCGGCACTCCCAGGAATGCCAGAGCAACAGCACGGTGAACCTTCCACTTCCGTGATGGTTGTCCAGGCAGGCAGATGCGAAACATCTGATAGCCTTTGGAGTCACAGGCAGGTGAGAGAATTCGCCCGCGTTGGCGGCCGGCCGTGCGCCGATCTAAGGGCTCGCTACGGACGCGACCGCGATTGCTGACGCTGTAGTATCCTTCTGCACCGGGGATCGGTCGCCATTCTTCTCCCTCATCGATGCGGTCCATTTGGCAGACTACTCCCCATTCACTTTCACCGCGCCGCGCGGATCCTGTTCCCGCACACCGAAGTCGATATAGCTGCGAAAGCCCATGCCGAGGGAATTCGGAGCAGCATCCACGCGTTCAATGACGGGTGTGCGTCGGCCGTTGAGGAACACAATCTCGAATGCCGGCACGAGTGCTGGATCAGCGAACAGGTACCACGCCTTGGCACTGGCCCCCGAATACACCGTGTCCGAGAGATGGGGCATGGAGACCACTTCGTACTTGTTGCGGTGCGGATTATCGACCGGGATTTTCGTGGCCGTCCCCGAGGCATCGATCATCAGCTGGGCGGAGCCCATCAGCAGTTCCGCTTCGGTCTCAAGTTCGACCGGCACCACCAGGTACTTCGGCCGGACGTTGATCGGCTTCTGATTCTTCGCTTTGCCACCCGGCCCCGCCTTCTGCTTGCGGAACTGAGTTTTGGCAACGGTCAGGGAATCGGGACCGAACGCCGTCGATGCGCCAGCGAGATAGTTGTTGTTGGGGCCGCTAAAGAAGTTGTCGGGATTCGACAGGAATAGTGAGAAGAACAGATCATCGATCGACTCGGCCCCGCTGCGTCCCATCTGTTTCGGCAGTTCGAGGAACGCGTCCAGATCGTCGTTGATGATGTCGTTGCGAGTCAGCATCAGATACTGGCCGAACGTCTCCGCTCGATTCTTGAATGCCTGCTCGCTCAGAGCTCCCGCCTTGAGCTCGCCGCTGGGAGAGACCTTTTCGAACCCACCCGTTCCGAGCAGTCGGTAACGGGTCACCTCTTTGAAGTCACTCACCGAGCCGATGGCGCAGAGTTGCAGCGCCGCGATGGGAGTGGCCTCATAGGCGGCCAGCATGGTCCGGTTCATGACGCTTTCGAGAATGCCGGGAAGACTGACCGTGGCAAATCCGGCATCAATCGTGGCTCGACCTTCACCAAACACCCGCGGGACATCGTGTCCTTCGAGTCGTGCGCACTCTGCGACCAGTTCCCTCAGTTTGATTGCCCGGATGGGATCAGCCGCATCGAGGGTTTGTTCGCCGAATTTTCGGAGACACTCCTGTTCGGGAATCTTGGCGGAGAGCCAGACCGCTGCTTCAAGAACGCGGGCCGACGCAACACCGCGTGACGCATGAATCGGAGGAGCCTTTGGACGAGAAGCCCGCAGCACGGCGAGTTCGGTCTGTGTGGCGTCCCAGCCTTCTTCAACCGCCTGGGTCTGAATCTCCGGAAACTCGCCCGCGCAGATCTCCGTGATTTTCGTGATCCGCCGGTGTTCCGCCAGCCACTGCGCCCGCAGCTGTCCGGCCAGATTTGGAGGCAACTGGGCCGTCGCAGTCGCTGTGGCAGCACTCGCGCTCACCTGTGCTTCATCCGCATTTGTGCCGTTTGACGCTGGGTTCGTCGCGTTGTCGATTGACTCGTCGTCGGCTTGAGTCAAACTCCGTGACCACATGGCCCGCAGCGACTGCGATTGCTGATCAGTGAGGGTGTTCGGATCAAATCCTTGTGCCTCGACCCACGCTTCAAATTCCATAGGTTGTGCCTCAATCTGTGAAGAGGATGGTGGTGAATGACGAGCGATGAGTTGGGCGATCGTCTGATCGTCGGCCCCCAGCGCAACAAAGCTGACTTCCCGGAGAGTAGACTGCCGGGCGACGTAGACCGGTCCGCTGAACTTTCGACCGTTGACTTCGACCGATTCGCCCTGGTCGACGAACACGATCCGCTGCGCAATCGCTCCAATGGAAGACTGCCAGGGGAAGCCGTTGTCACCGGAAGCCGTCACCTCGCGGGCGTGATCGTTCGCTCCTGAGATCACACCGGCCAACTTGATCGAGCCCGCATTGACCTCGAGTGTCTCGGTGTGGCCGACGATGCGGGAGGCATCATGGTCCCGCAGGATCGGTCGGCTCTTCGCGGAAACTTTCAGTCCGGAGAGATCGACGATGACCGGGAAGGCGAACCCGGCCAGCATCAACTTTCCCCCGGTATAGGCGGTCATCGAGAACCGCCGCAGTTCCTTCTCAGCGTTGTCCCCAGCGTTCTCATCAGCGGCAGCTTCGAGAAACCGGAAATCGGTCGGTCCTTCGGCCTCAATAATCCGCAGGTTCGCGGGAACCCGCAGGGGGTCAGGCAGCTGCGACGGCGTCGCGGTTTTGGGGTTGGTCTTCGGCATCCGGCTCCTCTTCGTCAATGACTGTCGATTCAGGTGTCAGTCCCAGTTCATTCAGCAACGCCAGTTCTTTGGCCCGCTGACGAATCTGCGTTTCCCAGTCGAGTCCCATGCGGGTGTATTCATCAGCCAGCGTGGTTGTGAATGACGCCAGACGGACGGCCTGAGCGTTCGCTTCCTTGAGCGGATCGACGTGGGAGGTCCCATCCCACATCCACGTTCGCTGCGTCAGAGTGGGCCGAATCGCTTTCGGCAGCAGTCCGGGGACCATCGCGGCTTCCGTGAGCCACGCTTCCAGGATGCGATCCATTACGACCGCTTCGAGATGCGATTGCTCGACGCGGATCGACTTGAAGTACGTCTGGTGATCGAGTCGGCCCGACGCATAGTTGTGCCGGCTGGAATCCCCGGTCAGGACGTTGACAGGAACGAGCAGACAGCGTCCGATTTCTCCCAGGATTTCTCGTTTGAACTCGCCATACGTGGTCGTCGGAAACTGAGCCTGGATCTGGCTCACCTTCCAAC